TGAAATCCTCCAAGAAACTGGATGGAAAGAAGGAGATATGTTAGAATTTATTGATAATGGTGATTCTTTTATTTTGAGGTTAGTTGATGAGTCGTAATGAATTTGTCTGGTGCGAATCCTACAGACCCGAGACTATTGAAGATTGTATTCTCCCTGATGGGATCAAGAATACATTCAAACAATTTGTAGAGAAGGGTGAAGTCCCCAATCTACTTTTATCTGGACCACCTGGATGTGGTAAAACCACAGTAGCCAAAGCCCTTTGTTATGAATTAGGAGTAGATTATTATGTCATCAATGGATCCGATGAGGGACGATTCCTTGATACTGTCAGAAACAATGCGAAGAATTTCGCTTCGACCGTCTCGCTTTCGTCAAGTGCTAAACACAAAGTCATTATCATTGACGAAGCTGACAACACAACCCCAGATGTTCAACTCTGCTTACGGGCGTTTACTGAGGAGTTCATTGGTAATTGTAGATTCATCTTCACCTGCAACTACAAAAACAAAATCATCGCCCCCCTCCACTCCCGATGTGCAGTCATCGACTTTGCCATTAAGGGAAAAGAACGACAAGAACTTGCAGCCAAGTTTTTCAACCGTCTCAGGACTATACTTGAGAAGGAGAGTGTGGAATATGATCCAAAAGTACTCGTCGAACTAATTCAGAAACACTTCCCTGATTGGAGACGTGTACTTAATGAACTTCAACGATACTCTGTCAGTGGTAAGATTGATACCGGTATTCTTGCAGCATTTAGTAATGTCAAAACAGATGATTTGTTCCAGAGTCTCAAGACTAAAGACTTCTCTAAAGTCCGAAAGTGGGTCGTTGATAATCTGGATAATGATCCTAGTGTACTTATTCGTAGTATTTACGATGCTGTATATACACACTTGGAAGGTTCTGGGATTGCTGCTGCTGTCCTCATTATTGCTAAGTATCAGTATCAAAGTGGATTTGTTGCGGATCAGGAAATAAATATGTTGGCTTGTCTCACAGAGATAATGGTAGAATGCACTTTCAAATGACAAGTATTCCCACTAGAGTTGGTATGGCACTTATAACAATCTATTGGTTGGTTATGGGAGGTATGGTTATCAACTTGTATTATCAAAACACTATTATTGAACAAAATTATGAACGTTAAAGTATTTCGTATGTCTTCTGGTGAAGATGTAGTTGCAGAGGTTCTTGAAGATAATGACCTAAGTATTGTCGTTATGAATGCAATTGTTGCATTTAACCAAGGTGATGGACAACTTGGTTTTGCTCCTTATGCTCCTCTTCTGAAACGAACTGAGAAGGAACTGGAGATTGATAAGAATTGGATTGTCTACATTGCCAATGTAAATGACGAACTAGTTGAAAAATATGAGGAGATGTTCTCTCCTATCAAAACCCCAAGTTCAAAATTGATTCTCTGATATATGACTACTGAATTGAAGGATTGGTTGAACTCAATCAACTTTACCAAAGAGAATCTTATTGAAGAAGATTCAACTCTTGTTAAAGAATATCCCCCCTTTATTGTTAACAAGTGTCTATCAGGTCACTTAGATTGTGTCTTGTTTGCCAATGAGATGAATAAGTATCATTTCCTAGATAAAGACATGCAATATAATTTTTATCTAAATATATTGAGAAAGAGGAAGAGATTCTCTCCTTGGCTTAGAAAGGAAAAAGTATCGGATTTAGAGTTTGTTAAACAATACTATGGTTATAGTAATGAGAAAGCATCTCAGGTACTGAAAATACTATCTAATGAACAAATTGAATTTATCAAACAACGACTTGACACTGGTGGAAAAAAATGAATCAGACTGCTGAACCTCAGGTAGATTGGTCTCAGGACCAAATGATTGAGATCCGATTGAATGAACCCGATGACTTTCTTAAAGTCCGAGAAACCTTGACTCGTATTGGTGTTGCTTCTAGAAAAGAAAAGAAGTTATATCAATCTTGTCATATTCTTCACAAACAGGGTAAGTATTTTATTGTCCACTTCAAAGAGTTGTTTGCTCTAGATGGTAAATACGCTAATCTTACTATTAATGATGTTCAGCGTAGGAATCGTATTACTAAGCTTCTTGCTGATTGGGGACTCATTACGATAGTCAAAGAAGATTCAACTGCTGATATTGCACCATTAAATCAAATTAAAGTTCTGTCATATAAAGACAAACAGGATTGGGTGTTGGAACAAAAATATAATATTGGTAAGAGAGGTAAAACCGAAGAGGAGGGTTAATGAAACTCAGTAGACCGTTATGTCATTTACGATTGGATCAATGTCAATACTTTTGGTGGGATTCCCGTATAGATCCAAGAGAAGATGAATACGATCCTGATTTTGATCCTAGAAAACCAAACAACCCCAAGAGAGTTTCCACACTCTCTTTTTTTATGTCTTGAATAAATAAGTGTGAGACTCCTTTCGTGCGGTCTCTACAAAAGTCGGAAACCCTATAAAGAGGTTCGGTAAATACTGTTCCTCTTTTTTTCGTTTTCTTGTATTTTATAAATAACTAAAAAGTATTCGTAAGATGGACACAAGAGAACTTCGTAGTCTTCAAGAATTATATATGGAAGTTGTTGAAAATCAACAACTTGATGAAGCAATCACCAGCGAAAAGGGTAAAGCAAAAGCAGCAGAAATGATTGCTAAGCGTTCTACTGCTTCTGGTAGAGCAAAGCGAGGACAAGGTGATAATGTTGCTCAAATCAGAAAAATTCGTGGTTCTGGTAGAGGAGACTTTGATCAAGAAGGTCTTGGTGGAACTCCAATGACTCCAACCATGGCTAAAAATCCAAGAAAGAAAGAGAACTATACTGGAACTGGAAACAAAGCAGCAAGAAGAGCAGGTTTAACACCAACCAGAGAAAAACCAAACGCTTGGAAAGAACAAGTAGACCTCTACGACATCATTCTCTCATACCTTCTTGATGAAGGATATGCTGAAACACCAGAAGCAGCAGAAGCAATTATGGTGAATATGAGTGAAGAGTGGAGAGAGAGTATTATTGATTGATAAATATTAGTGCTTGTTTGTGGTTATCGATAAGGCACAGCGTAAAAAGGGGGCTTTGGCCCCCTTTTTGTTTGCAACAACTCTTATAAATACTTCTAACCACAAAGACAAAGATGAAGTATTTACAGCACTATTGTGCATTGATGCGTGTTGCTGAGAGTAGAGAGACCCCCCTCTCAATACACAGAGAAGCATCATATATGGCCAAAGTCTATATTTGGTAATAATTCGAGAGTAGTAAAACTTACTGCAAGAGAACACTTTGTCGCCCACTTATTACTGGAGAAGGGGCTTAGACAAAGATATGGTAACACTACAAAGACGCGTAAGGCCTTACACGCAGTTATATATATGGGCCAGAAGTATAAGAATAGTAAATTATATGCACCGGCCAGAGAGAGGTTTGTAGAGCAAATGTCTGGTGAGGGTGCCCCCTCGCTCTAAACTTACAGAAGTTGAGGTGCAAGTTATAAGATGGTATTATAAAAGAAGAAAGGACTTTACAAATATTACACAGGAGAGTTTGGCAAAATATTTTAAAGTTGATGTAGGTGTATTAGGAAAACTTACAAGAAGACAAACTTGGAAGTATGTTGAAGATATAGAAGTGTTACCAGAAAAATATAACTACCTGCCCCTACTTATCAAGTTAGGTGTTGTAAACCCTACATAACACTTGACAAAAATGGGAATGCCTGATACTATATAATATGGATGCCGAAAGGGTCCACACAACACAAACTCGCTTTAATAAGGAGCTTAAAATGACCAATCTAACGAAGTATAATGCTGCCGATTTGGATCAGCTGATGCATCAGATTACCAGAAATTCTATTGGTATGGATGATTACATCACTAGAATTTTCAATGCATCTACTCAAAACTATCCTCCATATAATGTAGTTCAGGTAAATAGTACAGAAACGCGTTTAGAAATCGCACTAGCAGGATTCAAAAAGGAAGAAGTAAATGCTTACACCGAGTATGGAAAACTTTTTATCAGGGGGGAAAAGGAAGCATCTGAACAGACAGGGACGTTTATCCACAAGGGTCTGGCTCGAAGAAACTTTGAGCGATCCTGGACCCTCGCTGAAGATACAGAAGTCTCCAACGTCGTATTTGAAGACGGACTTCTATCAGTGACCCTTACAAAGGTTGTTCCAGAACATCATCAGCGTAAAGAGTACCTCTAAATAGTATTGCTTATGTTTGGCGACTAAGCGTAAAAGGGGGGCTTTGGGCCCCCCTTTTGTTTGCACATAAATAAGTATAGCCAAACATAAAGCGTATAACAATGAACTATACAAGGGCCTACTGTAACCTTATACGAAGGGCGGAGGACAGACCTATCCCCCCTGGTTACACAGAGAGACACCACGTATTCCCGAAAAGTATATTCGGTAACAATGATAGATTAGTTGTGCTGACGGGGAGAGAACACTACATCGCCCACCTACTTTTGCAAAAGATATGCGAAAGACGATATGGTGTAGAAAGTAAAAGGACACAGAAAATGTTATGTGCCCATATCAATATGAAGAGTAAAGGTAGATACTACAACTCCTACCTATACGAAACCGCAAAGGTAAAAAGGAGTAGAAGTATGTGTGGCCCCTTACACTGGAACTGGAAAGGTGGTGTATCTCGTCCACGCTCTACACCTGATACCAATAATAATTATATTAGACATAATTATCGTATCGTATCTCCTGAAGGTAATGAATATATTACTAATAGAATGGGGGCATTTTGTAAAGAACATAACTTATCAAAGGCTAATCTATGTAAAGTTGCACACGGACAAAGACCACACCATAAAAAATGGATAGCAGAAATACTATCTACATACTAATGTCGTCGCCGCACGGGGTTCTATGGCAAAATCCATAGCCGCCCCTTTTTTTGTCTGCCTCTTGACAAATACATAAACCTGTGGTATACTCTTTATAGGGAAATTATAAAAAATGACTGTAAAACTTTTACTCCTGAAATCTGGCGAGGATATTGTCGCAGATGTTCAGGAGATGGTTCTTGAAGAAAAGGTGGTTGGTTACTATCTCAAGTATCCTTGTAAGGCACAACTTGTTGCTGACATGAGTCAGGTAGAAGGTAAAACCCAAGTGCCATCTAAAATTCAACTTCAACCATGGATTCCATTGAGTTCTGATAAAGTAATTCCTGTGGTTTCTGACTGGGTAATTACGATTACTGAACCAGTAAATCAATTAAGAAAAATGTACCAAGACGGAGTAGACCAGTATGAAGCTAGACAATCTGAAAGTGCTAGTTCTGATGAACCAACAGATTCTGTTGGCACAGATTGAAGAAGTAACATGTGAACTTGGTGAACCTGATTGTAAAATGACGGAACCATTCATTTTAAGTGACGACTTGACCCTGACATTACAACCTTGGTTGATTAATGTCACAACTGAAAATACATTTATGATTCACTCGGACAAAATCTTGACGATTACCGAACCCAATAGTAAACTGAAGGACAAATACGAGAGCCTGGTGAAGTAATGAGGGTGCCTATTATATCAAACTTCGCGATAAAAGTCAAGCCCCTCGAAGGGCCCTTCTAGCCTTACTGTTAGGGCCCATATCGCCCTTCATCCAGGAGTAATCCTGCCCCTTGCGCTTACCTTCTGTGTATGCTCTTTTTAGAGACTCGCTTCTTTTGCGATTGCTTTCAGCAGAATGGATATTCGTTTTACCTTTTCGGTGAGACGGTTTGCCCTTTTTAGCAGCAGACATTTTCCTTTTAGTTTCTTCAGTATGACTGAAACCAGTGATTCCCTGTCCTCCTTTATCGCAGTTGTATCCCTCTTTGTAAGTGTTGTATAGCTCGATATAATGCTGCTCTCTTTCGTCTAAAAGGTCAGTCTCTTCAAGTGTGACGATTTTGAAAGTGTCCCTTGAATACTTTCGCAGAGCGTGGTATAATGGAGTCTCTACTCCCTTCTTTGCCTGTTGAAAGTGCTGATACACTCTTTGTGAAAGGCGTTGTTTAGTCTGCCCTACATATTTCTTTTGATTAAGAGTATTTTCAATCAAATAGATATAACCCATACTATTTCTCCCTTGTTATTATTTATGTCACTTAAGTTTTACACGAACATTCAATTGGTTGGAAATAATGTTCTCGTCCGTGGTTATGAAAATGGTAAGAGTGTTATGTTCAAAGATGAGTTTCAACCAACTCTCTTTGTTAACTCCAACCGAGAGTCAAAGTATAAAACTCTAGAAGGAGATAATCTAGAACCTATTGTTCCAGGTTCTATTCGTGATTGTAGAGAGTTCTACAAAAAGTACGAAGGTGTAGATAATTTCAAGATCTATGGTAATGATAGATATGCATTCCAGTATATCTCTGAAAAGTATCCAGAAGATGAGATCAAGTTTGATATCAGTAAAATTAATCTCATAACAATTGATATTGAGGTTAAGTCTGAAGAAGGATTCCCTGATCCAGATTCTTGTTCTGAAGAGATGTTGACCATCTCTGTTCAGGATTACACAACAAAAAGAATTACAACCTGGGGTAGAAAGCCATATACTCCATCCCAGAATAATGTAACTTACTATCACTATGAGAATGAGATTGACATGCTCAACTCATTCATTGCATGGTGGAATCGAAACCCACCAGAGATTGTAACTGGGTGGAACGTAAAACTGTATGATATTCCATATTTTTGTGGAAGAATCGATCGTATAATGGGTCTCAAGAAGTTGAAACTTCTTTCTCCTTGGGGTATCGTAAGTCAAGAATCTGTCTTTATCAAAGGTAGAGAGTTTAATACTTTCGATATTGCTGGAGTCACTACCCTAGATTATCTTGAACTGTATAAGAAGTTTACTTATAAGGCTCAGGAATCATATCGACTTGACTACATTGCAGAGGTAGAACTCGGTCAGAAAAAGTTGGACCACTCGGAGTTTGATACCTTTAAAGACTTCTACACAGGTAACTGGAAGAAGTTTGTAGACTATAACATCGTTGACGTGGAACTTGTTGACCGTATGGAAGACAAGATGAAACTGATTGAGTTGGCATTGACCATGGCATATGACGCCAAGGTGAACTATGTTGATGTGATGTTCCAAGTTCGTATGTGGGATACCATCATCTATAACTATCTCAAGAAGAGAGATATTGTTGTACCTCCTAGAGATAGAAGTGAGAAGGAGAAGAGGTATGAAGGTGCATATGTTAAGGAACCGATTCCGGGAAAGTATGATTATGTTGTAAGTTTCGATTTAAATTCTCTTTATCCACATTTAATTATGCAATATTCAATTTCACCAGAAACACTTGTTGAAAAGCACGAACTTAATAATCGTATTGCAGAATTGGAGAAAATGTTGTAGAATATCCACATCTTATAAATAATAATGTGTGGATACAATAAAATAAATGCAACCAAAATTCAACATAACTAAAGAACAACTACATCAACTTTATATTCTTGAAAATAAAAGTCGTAAAGAGTGTGCTGATTTTTTTGGATGCTCTGATCCTCTTATTAAACAAAAAATAAAAAAATATGGACTCCAAAAACCTAAACATTTGGAGAATAAAAATAAAGAAAGAAAGGAAACTCTTTATTGTGAAAATTGTGGTTCTCCATTTATTGTAAGCAGATTTAGAGCAATAAGTGAAAAATGGAAACTTCGTTTTTGTTCTCATTCTTGCTCTACTAAATTTAGATATTTGGGTAAAGAGCATAAGAGGGCAGTTTTAAACTCTATTGCTGCTCGCAGAAGATGTAGGATAAGAGATGCTTTTGATGAAACTGCAAATCAACAAAAAATAAATAAGATTTATTGTGAAGCAAAACGATTAACAGAAGAAACTGGTATTCCTCACGAAGTGGACCACATAATTCCAATTTCAAAAGGAGGAAAGCATCACGAAGACAACTTGCAGATTATTACTATGAGTGAAAACCGCAAAAAGCATACTAAAATTATGGAGAATTGAAATGTGGAAAGATGTTCGTAAAATGTCCCGTGAGGAAATTGTAGAAGAACTTGAGGCACTTAAACAGGTAAGAGAACTTTCTAGTCAAGTGAATGTAGATAAACTTCTTAATCAAGAACTAGATTTAGAACCTTTGAAAAAAACTAATCTTACTATAACAGCAAACGGGGCACTCTATCATAGGGTGAAAGGTATGCTTCCAGAGTTAATGGATAAGATGTATAAGGAAAGAACAATCTTCAAAAAGAAAATGATTGTTGCTAAACAAGAATACGAAAAAAAACCATCTAAAACTCTAGAAAAAGAGATATCAAGATGTGATAACTTCCAGATGGCTCGTAAGATTGCATTGAACTCTTGCTATGGTGCTATTGGTAACCAATACTTCCGTTTCTTCAAACTTGCTAATGCAGAAGCCATTACACTTTCAGGACAAACTTCTATTCGATGGATTGAGAATAAAGTAAACGGGTATCTAAATAACCTATTGCAAACTCAAGACACCGATTATGTCATTGCATCTGACACTGACTCAATCTATATTAATTTTGGACCTATTGTTGATAAATTTCTTTCTAGTAAGTCTGATAATAAGGTTGAGGTTGTGTCCATACTTAATAAGATCTGCGAAGAGAAGTTGGAACCTTTTATTGAGGAGTCTTACCAGGAACTTGCGACGTATGTAAACGCATATGATCAGAAGATGCAGATGAAACGGGAGAATATTGCAGACCGTGGAATCTGGACAGCAAAGAAGAGATATATTCTTAACGTATGGGATAGTGAAGGTGTCCGATATTCAGAACCTAAACTGAAGATTATGGGTATTGAGGCAGTCAAGTCATCTACACCTGCACCTTGTCGTAAGATGATTAAGGATGCTCTTAAGTTGATGATGAATGGAACTGAAGACGAGGTAATTGAGTTTATTGAAGACTCTAGAAAGAAATTCCGTAAGATGCAACCGGAAGATATCGCATTCCCTCGTTCAGTGTCTGATGTGAAGAAACATAGGAATCATTCAACTATCTACGGTAAGGGTTCTCCTATTCATGTTCGTGGGGCACTTCTATATAATCATTATATTAAAGAGAAAGGTCTGACAAATAAGTATTCTTATATCAATAATGGTGAGAAGATTAAATTCATCTACCTTAAGACCCCAAACATTATTAGAGAAAATGTAATCTCGTTCATTTCAGATTTCCCTAGTGAGATTGGTCTTGACAGATACATTGACTATGACCTACAATTCAGCAAAGCATTCCTAGAGCCACTCAAGACTATTCTTGATGCTATTGGATGGCATGTTGAGAAAACTGTAAACCTTGATTCGTTTTTTGCCTGATGGACTTCCTACGCGATATTGTAAAAGAGATTGGAGATGAATACACACAACTTGCCTCAGACATCGACGACTCAGAAACCTATGTGGACACTGGTTCGTTCATCTTTAATGCTCTTGTATCTGGGTCTATCCGTGGTGGTGTTTCTGGTAACAAAATCACTGCAATTGCTGGTGAAAGTTCTACTGGAAAGACTTTTTTCTCACTCGCAGTGGTCAAGAACTTCTTGGATACTAATCCCGATGCATATTGCCTTTATTTTGATACTGAGGCAGCTATCACTAAGTCACTCTTAGAGAGTCGTGAAATCGACCTTAATCGTCTTGTTGTTGTTAATGTAGTGACTATCGAAGAGTTCCGTAGTAAGGCACTCAGGGCAGTTGACATGTACCAGAAAAAACCCGAAGAAGAACGTAAACCTTGTATGTTTGTGTTAGACTCTTTAGGTAATCTTTCAACTAATAAGGAGATTGAAGATACTCTGGCAGAAAAAACTACTAGAGATATGACAAAGGCACAATTAATCAAAGGTGCTTTTAGAATGTTGACTCTTAAAATGGGACAAGCAAAGATACCTTTCATTGTAACTAATCATGTTTACGACTCAATGTCTTTATATGAAGCAAAGAAAATGGGTGGAGGATCGGGATTATTTTACGCATCTTCTTCAGTAATTTTTCTTTCGAAGTCAAAAGAAAAAGAGGGAACATCAGTTGTTGGAAACCTTATTAAGGCAAAAACTATCAAGTCACGTTTGAGTAAGGAAAACAAGGATGTCACTATTCGTTTATTTTATGATCATAGGGGTCTTGATCGGTACTATGGTTTACTTGAGTTAGGAGAACTTGGTGGACTATGGAAGAATGTTGCCGGACGTTATGAGATGGACGGTAAGAAAGTCTATGCCAAGGCAATCCTGAAAGACCCAGAAACATATTTCACCCCAGAGGTGATGGAACAATTAGATCAAATCGCACGGAAAGAGTTTAGTTATGGAGAAGGTTGAATTTCTTGTACTCAAGAATTTATTACATAATGAAGACTTCTTAAGAAAATGTATTCCCTTTATCAAACCAGATTACTTCCAAGATACTAATCAACGTATTGTATTTGAGGAGATAACTGACTTCGTAAATCAGTATAATGATGTTCCAACTCAAGAGATTCTTTCTATTGAGATTGAGAAGAGAAGTGACATCAATGAGTCTAACTTCAAGGAGGTTACTCAACTCATCAGTTGTCTAGAGAACGAACCAACCGACCATGAATGGTTGTTAAATACCACTGAAAAGTGGTGTAGAGAACGTGCCATCTACTTGGCACTTATGGAATCGATTCAGATTGCAGACGGTCAGGACAATAAGAAGGCTCCTGACGCAATTCCATCTATTCTTTCTGATGCACTTGCTGTAAGTTTTGATAATCATGTAGGACATGATTATCTTTTAGACTATGAAGAGAGGTATGAGTCTTACCACAGAAAAGAGAATAGAATTCCATTCGACTTGGACTTCTTTAACAAGATTACAAAAGGTGGTCTACCTAATAAGACACTCAACATCGCACTTGCTGGGTGTGTTCATCCAGAAACCAAAGTTAAAATTAGATTTAGGAAGATTTCTTGATTGTGGAATTTGGTGCTGGTTCTCCAGTTCCGAATTTCCATCCTTCGTTTAATTTAGCATCAATATCTTCTGGTAGTATTCTCTTCCATCCTTTTGTTTCTGGTAAGTGCATTACCTTTTTTCCTTTATGTGCTTTACCTCCAAGAGATGCTCTTTCTTGTCTTCCTTGATTGGATGCCCAGTAATTAAATTCTTTGGATGCTCTTTGCTTTCCTCCAAGAGATGCCCTTTCTTTTCTTCCTTCTTCTGTGCTCCAATAATAAAAATTTTTAACTTTATCGTTTAGATATTCTTGTTTTTGAGTTTCTATTCCTCTAATCCTCCATTCCTTTCTTTCTTCTACTGGTATCGAAAAGAAACCAATCTTATTATCTCTACAAAACTCTCCTGTTATTCTTCTGTGTTGTGGAGATAAGTTTGATCCTAACATTTTCATAGACCTTAAGTCATTTGGATTTTTGTATATTTTCCATAACAAATAATGTGCTATGATATGTTCTCTAACATTTAAGTATGTAAGGTTGCAATCATCATATGTTCCCCCCATATGTTTAGGAACAATATGATGTTCGTGTAGTCCTGAATATTTTTTGTAATCTTCTCTTCTTGACTTATTGCCTTCGCATAAGTTAGAATAGATACGATTAAACATTCCCTGTCCCTGCTACTGTTATTATTTATATAAAATGTGGATTGAAAAAGAAACAACAATTGCTGAAATCAAAACATTACTTGATAATGGATATGAGATAGAAGTTGATTCTCCCGATGGATATGTTCCAGTTAATTTCTTTATTAACAAAGGAATGTATGATGAATATGTTTTGAGAATCAATGGCATTGATGAACTTATAAGATGTAATGCCGATCATTTATTTCAGACATCTTTGGGGTGGATGAGTGCATCACATCTTTATAAAAAATACAAAATAGCGCATTTTTTAACCGAGAGTGGTTATAAACTTGGTAGTGTCTTTAAAACAGGAAATCAAATACCCATTGTTGATATTAATGTAAATCATCCAAATCATAGGTATTATACTAATGGAGTTTCCTCTCATAATACTGGTGTCGGCAAGTCTTTATTCATGTGTCATGTTGCCAGCTCCGTGTTGCTCCAAGGAAAAAACGTTCTCTACATTACTATGGAGATGGCTGAGGAGAAAATTGCTGAAAGAATCGACGCCAACCTTTTGAATGTAAATATTCAAGACATAGGCGAACTTCCTAAACAGACTTTTGAGAAGAAGGTAACAAACCTCGCACAGAAGACTCAAGGAACTCTTATCATCAAAGAATATCCAACTGCAAGTGCACATAGTGGACACTTTACCGCCCTTCTCAATGAGCTTGCTCTTAAGAAATCATTTCGACCTGACATTATTTTCATTGATTACCTTAATATTTGTGCTTCCTCTAGGTATAGGGGAGGCAGCAATGTCAATTCATATACGGTTATTAAGTCTATTGCTGAAGAACTTAGAGGATTGGCTTGTGAAGCAAACGTCCCTATCGTTTCTGCCACGCAGACCACTCGTTCTGGTTATGGTAGCTCTGACGTTGAGCTTACTGATACTAGTGAGTCCTTTGGTCTCCCTGCTACTGCTGATCTTATGTTTGCCCTTATTTCGACTGAAGAGCTCGAATCCTTGGGACAGATACTTGTAAAACAATTGAAGAACAGATACAACGATGGTAATGTCTACAAGAGATTTGTAATTGGTATTGACCGTGCTAAGATGAGACTATACGACTGTGAACAGACAGCACAGGATGACCTTCTTGACAATAAGAAGGAAGAGGAGTATAGTTATGATGATAAACCCAAGAAGTCCTTTGATGGGTTCAAGTTCTAATGAAACTACGACAACAAGAAACTATGACTGATATTGCAAAAGTAGATCCTAAAAAGTATATTGACTTTGTGGAACAAACTACTAGTGGACCTAGTTCTCATTTTGAAAAACTGATGATGCGTTATGCAGAACTTGAAGTTCAAGATGCAAACATTCCTAAGTTGACTACTGCTGCCCTTGGTATCACTGCTGAGGCTGGAGAGTTTGCCGAAGTTGTGAAAAAGATTTTCCTTCAAGGTAAACCTTATAATGAAGAGAACATCTTCCATATGAAACGTGAACTTGGTGATATCATGTGGTACATGGCACAAGCATGTATGGCACTCGACACTGACTTCGATGAAATTCTTTCAATGAATGTTGAGAAACTCAGTGCTCGTTATCCCGAAGGAACTTTTGATGTTCATTATTCTGAAAACCGAAAAGAAGGAGATTTGTAATGCCTACAGCAAATAAGAAAAAAGTAAAGGTCACAGTTGATGATCTTAAACAAAAGTATCCATCTTTTGATGAAGAGTTTGCTAAATCTTGGAGGAGAATCGTTCGTAGAGCACTTTCTGATCAAGTTGTTAGGAATCCAAATAGCAGTAGTTTAAGGGGAATCAAGGATATCGTAAAAAATCATTTTTCTTTTTTCTTTGATGATGATGAGTTAAATAAAATTGTTGATATGATTTCATCGCGATTTAACAGTCGTAAACTTTCTCCTGAATGGAATGATTGGAGAGAAAGTCTTCCTAATATTTTTCCAGAAAAGTCTGTTGGAAAACTTTCTTGGCTTGAAGATGATGATGGAGTTCCAGAAAGTGTATCTATGATTGAAGAAAAAGAAACTAAAATTAAAGAAGGATGTGCCGTTATTATTATTCAAGACGGTAATTTTAAAGCAGAATATACTAATGTCCCCTCAGATGTGGCATTGACTATTAATTCAGAACTTTCTAAAGCACTATCATAAGGAGGAGACGTATGATTACTCTTGAATTAAACTTACAACAAGCCGCAGTAGTTCGTCAGGCTCTGTTTGTAGAACAGAAGGGTTACACCCTTGACCCTACTTGTACCCCACCCCGTATTGTTGATATCCGTGAAATCATCAATACACTTGACAAAAAGATTGATGATATGCTAGAATATGATACTAGTGGGAAGTAATTTATGACATACGACTTTTCTTTTGCTCATTCTCCTGAAGGATTTGATAACCATATCAACGATAGTATTCGTGGTTATTCAAACCTTCTGGAAGACACTGTATCGTTCTCCAGGTACTTTGTAGAAGATCACACAAAAGTCGTTGATGTTGGGTGTTCAACTGGTAAACTTACCAAGATGATTATTGGTAACAACCCTAATCGTCAGTATACACATTATGTTGGTGTAGAACTTGCTGGTAGTTTCTATGATGACCTTGAGGAACGTCACACTGAAATTCGTAAAGAATATCCTGGTGCATTGTTAGAGTGGGTTCGTGGTAATGTTACTAACTATGAGTTCAAGAACTGTTCTCTAGTAACATCACTGTTTACTCTACAGTTTATGCCCAAGACCACTAGACAAGATACGATCAATAAGATCTATAATGGTCTCAATGAAGGTGGTGCATTTATCTTTGCTGAGAAGTTGATGTGTGAGAATGCATTCTTCCAAGAACTTCTTACCTTTAATCACTATGATTATAAGAGGAAGACCTTCAGTGCAGAACAAATCATGGATAAGGAAAAACAACTTCGTGATATGTTGAAACCAAATACATGGTCTGAACTAAGAGATATGGTGATGACTGCGGGGTTCAAAGACTGTCAGATCTTCTGGAGAAACCATCAGTTTGTTGGAGTAATTGCAATTAAGTAATGTGTGGTATTATTGGTGGATTTGATATTCCACAAATCGAAAAAGGTTTAAGCTCTATTATTCATAGGGGACCAGATAACCAACAGATTGTCCAAATGGAGAACATCTATTTTGGACATGTTCGTCTGTCTATCATCGATACAAGTAGTCAATCAAATCAACCATTCAAGTATGGTAATACTACTATGGTATTCAATGGTACTATTTGGAACTATCGTGAGTTAAGAAATGAGTTGAATATTGAAACAAAAACTTCAGGTGACACTGAGGTTCTTTGTGCTATATTGGATAGGTATGGTATTGATGGATTGAAGAAAGTCCAAGGAATGTTTACTATTGCATTCACTCAAGGAGACGGTTCTATCACCATAGTAAGAGACCGACATGGGGAAGTTCCACTTCATTACTCATTGTTGAGTGGTCTATTTCCATCATTCAGTTTCTGTTCAGAGATAAAGGGTCTTCTTGCCATGGGTGAGAATGGACAAACAATTAAAATGTTAGAACCTGGTTCTTATATTAAGGTTACTTCTGATTATAAGATTGAAGAGGGGTATTGGTATAGTATTAGAGACCACATTACAGATACGTCTACATGGAATTTTGATGAGTCTAAATCAATAGTTCATAGAGATATCACAATGGGTTCTCTTGAGAGAACTGTTGCTGATGTTCCTGTGGCATGTCTTCTCTCTGGTGGTATTGACTCTGCAATCACTACTTTGGTTGCATCAAAACATATTCCAAATCTAGTAACATATACTGCGGTTCATGATGAGAAGTCTAAAGATTTATTGTCTGCCAGAAAAGTTGCTAAATATTTGGGAGTTGAACTAAGAGAGGTCAAAGTAAAACCCCCTACTGTCGATGATATCAAAGATGTAATCAACACAATCGAGATGCCATACAAGGCTCAGGTAGAAATTGGTTACCCTTGTGTTCAACTAGCACAACGTATCCATGAAGATGGGTTCAAAGTGATTATGTCAGGTGAGGGTAGTGATGAACTCTGGGCATCCTATGGTATGAGTTATCACGGTATCAAAGACAAGGGTTGGACTGACTATCGTATTGGTTTATTCGGATCACAACATCGTAAAAATTTTACAAGATGTAATAAGATTTTTATGAAGTATGGTATTGAGTGTCGATTACCTTTCCTAAACACTCAATTAGTTGAGACTGCACTTGGTCTAAGTCAAGATATTGTCTGGGATGGTAAGTCAAGACCTAAAGCAATCCTTCAGGAAGCATTCAGAGATCAACTACCCGATGATATTATTGATAGGAAGAAGGTTGCATTTCAAGATGGGATGGGTATCAAGTCTTTATATGAAGATGTTGTTGAAACCCCAAAAACATATTACACTACACAGTATAAGAATACATTCACATGAAACTACCATATAAGTTACAAGATGTTTACGACGGTGAAGCTCAAGAAAAGTTTACCGTTATTTCTACCTTTGCAGGTGGTGGTGGATCATCTACCGGTTATCGTCTTGCGGGTGGTAAAATTTTGTGTATTAATGAGTTTGTAGAAGAAGCACGAAAGACTTACTCTGCAAACTATCCATCAACTCATATTGTTCCTGATGATATCAAACAGTTGGTGGGTGGGGACTTCCTCAAGATCACTGGTCTCAAACCCGGTGAACTGGATATCCTAGACGGTTCACCACCCTGTTCAGCATTCTCTGTGGCAGGGTCTATGTGTCGTGGTGAGGGTGCTAAACACTCTGATGGTTGGGGTAAGACGAAGAACTACTCAGATGGTAAAAAGGTTGAGAACATTGAAGACCTGTTCTTTGAGTTCATTCGTGTCACCAAAGGTATTCAACCTAAAGTTATTGTTGCTGAGAATGTCAAGGGGTTGACAATTGGTGAGGCTAAGACTTATTATGCTAAGATTACTAATGCATTTGAGGAGATTGGTTATCTTGTTACATCAAAAGTAATGAGAGCTTCTTTTCATGGTGTTGGTCAAGGTAGAGAACGACTAATCTTTATTGCAGTTCGTAATGATATTGCAGATAAGATTGGTCTAAATGTTCTTACTGTATCTACATTGTTCCCTCCCACTTCATCCAAAGAAACTGTTATCTCCGACATTATTGATGGTGTAGAGAATGATCCTGAGGATGTAAATAGACTGACTGAACACATGTTGAACAGTAGTGTCTATCAAAGTGTGGTTAAGAAGATGCCAAAGAATCCCAAAAAGATTCTATCTGGTATGGACTATCATGAGAAGGGTCATTGTTTCAATACAAAGAGGGCATCATTCTTCAAAGCATCACCAACAATTACTGCGAGTGGTGGATTGATTCATTGGAATGAGGACAGAACTCTTACAGTTCAAGAACTCAAACGTATTCAATCACTTCCCGATGACTTCATTCTCACTGGTTCTCATTCACAGCAATCTGAAAGAGTTGGTAGAATGGTTCCTCCATTAATGATGAAGGCCATCGCAGAAAACATTTACAAAGAACTATTATCAAAACTATGAAAGACCAACCAATTACCGTAGAAGACTACAAAGAGCACAGTCAAGAGTTCTTTGATAAGTATTTCTATGTTGCCAAAGAACTTGGTGAAGGTGCTAAGGCAGAAGACATCCTTAAAATTATGGAGTCTCTTGCTGGTGTTATTATGAAGAAACGAGTTGAAACTAAAGTAGGTCCATTTGGATTCAATAAGAAGACTAACACACCAGATACAGAATAAATATTACAAAGAGTGAACCCATATGCTTTCTACTCAGTACAGACTCAAATTAGAATTCATCTGTAAGTGTATTGCCAATGGCGAAGAAGTAAAACTAGATGATATGATCTGGGCAGAGAAACTTGCTAAAGCAAATACATCTGCTAATGAGATGTTAAAAATGGCACGTCGTCAAATCACATATAAGATTGAAGAAGGTAGTATGGATGATTTTATGAATAGATTAGGTTTGGGAGACCCGGACCCAGCAAACCACAAGACAGGATTTGATAGTGCTGATGGATTTGTTCCTGGAATGATTAAAAGGAGGCAACGTGACTAAAAATCAAGGATTAGATTCAATTGGTCATATTGAAAAGAATGATTTAAATGATTTAATTGATAGTGCAATTGAAGAATTGATGTATATTGCTGTGGGTGGTCAAAACATGAAAGAGTATACTGACTCTGTTCTTTATATTAAAGATGTGCTTAAAAAATGTAAAAGTGAGGAGACAACGTGACTGAAGAAGACCCAATGATTAATTGGAGAAAGAAGATGGAACAGTATTGTAATGAAAAATGGGAAATCCGATTGTTACGTGAAGGTGCTACAAGTTCTACAACAGGTATGGGTTTGATGGCACTTAAATGTAGATACAAAAAAATTATGGGTATCAATGACTGAGTATGATTTTGGTGGACTTGAAAGACACCCGGCCAATATACTAAGATTGATTAGTGAGTTGGAAGGGTCGTATCAACTTTGTAAATACATGGGATTTGAGGATGACATGAACACTCTTGATGAAATGAAAAAACCTTACTATAAACTTTACTTTAAAACGAAAAGGGAGTACGATTCAAATGGATGACTTTAATGTACCAGGAAAATCAACTGAGATAACTCATGAAGTTGTAGATATCATAGTACAAACCCAACTAGATAATGTAACAAAAATTCTTGGTGGTAAACTTTCTCATTACACTGTAACTGACAAAACTACAATACACAAAAAATACGTTATTGAATATGAACACAATCACAAAAACCGAAGTTGAAGTTGTTGTACCAGAAGGTGCAGAACTAGTTGATGATGTATTTTATGTCTGGACAACACGTTATGGTATGTTCTCCAGTATGACTAAAGATGGTCGTAAAATGCTCACTGGAGCTGATAGAGAGAATGTAATCATTATGACTCGTTGGCATCTAAAGTGTGAACAGGAAGGCACACTACATCTACACACTAGAGTTGTTGGTGGTTCTTCTGTAGGAGTTGATTTGTGAAGTTTGATCTCTCAATGGAGGATTATACTATTATCCTCAATGCACTTCATTATTATAAGAAGGTGGAGAAGTATCCTAACTTCGCACACTTTGATGAAGAACGTATTAATAAGTTGAGAGACACTCTGGCCAAACAATTAGTGTGGGATCAGTGACTACACTTTTAAATTACACAGCAGCATTTTGGTCTGTAGTTATTATGAATTGTATTCAACCTATCAACTGGGAAGCATGTCTACCAGTACATGAATGGTTGATACCAAGTATTCAAGAGGGTGTTGAGATTTATCTCGACCCCTCTTCTGTGTATTCATCCGAACGAGAATATCTAGAGAATATAAATAAAGATATAGAAAGTAATGATTAATCAGATGTCTTCATCAATGCGTAACTTTATGGAAGCGTATTCCGCTGTTCATAACAAAGAAGCTAAAGAAGAGTTTTACTCTCATAAGGATGAAATCAGTGAGATGGACTTCTCCTTGATCAGCCAAACTGAGTTGGATGATATTGCTGAAGAAGTTCTTGAAGAACTTTTCGAAGAAGGTTATAGTGTAGAACAGTGTGAAGCAATATTTGAAGAAGTTCTTATCGAAGCAAGAGTAACTTACGGTAGTGATACTGAATCCCCTAGGGCAAAGAAAATGTCCGCAGTGAAGTCTTCACTGAAAGGTGCCATGGGTAAGGTAAAGGAGAAGGCTGCAAAGGGTGCAGTTAAATCTTACGGTGCATATAGAAGTGCAAAGCAATCTGCAACGGATAAGGCAAACAGATTGAAGCAAAGTGCAAGTAATGCATCTGCAGTGACTGTACGTAGAGCTAAAGATGCCAAGGCTGGTATCAAGTCTGGTATCAAAGGGATGATTGGTAAAGCAGCGAAGAAAGTTGGTGATGCTGCCAATAAAGTCTCCAGTAGAATGAGTGAAGGTACTGTTAGAAAAGATATTGGTGATATCTACCAGGCCATCTATGAGAAGAAACTTGATCCCGTTGGTCAGGAAGATGGAGACATCGATAATGATGGTGACGAGGATTCTTCTGATAAGTATCTTTCCAAGAGACGTAAGGCAATCGCCAAGTCCATGGGTAAGAAAGGTAAGTGTGAGAAGTGTGGTAAAGATCCTTGTGAGTGTACTAAGAATGAAGAAGTTGAAGAGTATATTGATTTCCTTATTACTGAAGGATATGATTGCTCTGATCTTACCTGGAATGATATGTATGAGGAGTATCAATCTTTAGATGAAGGTTTACGTTCTGCAGTAAAAAGACTTCTTGGTGGCAAAAAGAAAGAAGAACCAGCAAAACCAATGAGTAGAGGTGATGAACTTCGTAAGAAGTATAACGTTGGTCCAGAAAGGTCTGATACTTCTGCTAAGGCTCAAATTCTTAAGAAGACCCGTGCAAGAGCAGAAAGAGATCAAAAAGAATTTGGTGGTTCACGTTATTCCAAAGGTGTTGCAGATAGATCAAAAGCAGCATATAAACGTCAATTGGAAGGTGGTTATAGTAAGTATGGTGCTAATGATGCGAGAGGCAGTGGTAACAAAGCACGCAAACGTGCCGCAGCTTTAACTAAAGAAGAACTTGAGCAGATTGAAGAAGATTCACGTCGTACTAGCAATAAGCAACATACTGCCCGTGTAAAGTCTAACATCAAGTCTTTTGGTAGCGACTATACTCCTCCTAGTAACTACGACCCTGATGCTAATCGTGGTAAGGGTGAAGTTCTTACTCGAAAACAGGTTGAGAAGAAACGTCGTAAGTCGCTTCGTAAAGAAGAACTCGAAGCAACCGGTCTCTTTACTGTGAAGGAGATTGAGGGTATGAGTGAAGAGTATCTTGATGAAATTTTGGCGCCTGTAGTCGCAGGAACCCTTGGTGCAGTAACTGGTAAGAAGGATAGAAAAGTTAAGAAGGCTATTGGTGCTGGTTCTGGTGCTGCTATTGGTGGAGCGTTGGGTGGTCCACTTGGTGCCGCTGTTGGTGGTCTTGCCGGTGGTGCAATTGCAGATGAAGTCCAACATAAAGGAGTAACATTCTCTGAAACTGAACTGAAAGCCATTCAGGCAAAGGTTGATGCATGGGATGTTGAAGAAGGTTATCAACGCAATCCTGAGAAGGGAAATGAAGCAAGAAAGTCTGAAACTTCTGGTCAAAAGACAGAAAGAAATGTCCGTAATAGACTGAAGACTATGGATCCTGATAAGGCTGAAGCAATGAAAAAACAGATGAGAGCTGTTGGATTGAATGTCTGATAGATGGATGTATTTAAATATCTAAGAAAGGCTGATGCCTACCTTGCCGAGAACGATGAGTCTCAGGCAAGGAAGGATGCTGAACGTGCCGGTGGTGTAACATCTAAGTTCGGTAGGTACTATGATAATAAAGGTCAATATGTTGGTCAGGTAAAGGGTGATAAGTTTGTCCCTGCTTCTCAATATGACTTGGCTAGTAGGATGGCAAACTCTCCTGCAGGTCAAGCAGAGACTGAAAAAGAAAAGACTTTATCTGACTTCAGAAAAGATGCACCTAAACCAGAAGAAACTCCATCAGTAACTGACCAACTCGCCAAGAATGTTCCTGGTGGACCAGATGCTGAGGCATTAGAATCTGGTGATAAACAGACTGTCAAAAAGATGTTGGCTCGTGGTAGAGAGTCTGCAATGAGTGCTAAGAGAAAGGCACAAATTGATCAACAAGCTGATGATATGATTGCTCAGTCTGATACAGAAGCAGAAGAACAAGCTGCTGCAGAGGCTGAACAACAGGATGCTGAACAGGCTGCACTTGAAAAGGAGATGGGAACTCCTGAAGGTAGAGTTAAAGAACCCGAAGAATTTAAGACAATCAATCAAGCAGTAATCGAAACTGGTAAGAATCTTGATGGTTCTGAAGCAAGGGGTGATGTTGATATCGCAACAGAAGAATCAATTCAAAGAGTGACTGATATTGCAAATACAGATGTCGATGATCAAAGATTTGATAATGGTCGTAAGGCAAATAAAGAATTCCAACAACATTATTCTCAAGACTCTGAATATAGGAGTGGTTTGAATACTTTAAGTAAGTCAGTTGCAAAGGCGAATGACAGAACTAAAGTCAATGAGATGATGACCGCGATTAATGAAGGTGACTATCTGAAAGAAATACAACTTACAAAAACTAATTCAAAAACTGTAAGTGAATTACTTTTAGATGCTGGTATTGATGTCAATGATGAAGAACAAGTAAAACAGTTTGCAAAAGCTTATGAAGAGATAAGTTCCTTTATTGGTGAAGATGGTTACTGGAAGAGAGGAGAGAGTCATGAACTTGTGGGTAGTAACTTGGGTTACTATGAAGCAAAACATATTGCCGAAAGGGATGATCTAAATCAATTAGATCCTGAAGGAATTCAAACTAAGGCATTCAATCTGGCTTCTGAAAATGAATCTGCATTGGCTAATATGGATCCTACTATAACTGATGCAGTCTTTAGTATTCTACCGACACCTTCAAGAGACTTTTTATCTAAGAGTGGATCACCAAAAACTTTTTACAATCCAAATGAGAAGGATCAACAAAGTAAAACTGCAAACCCAATAAGAGGATCAGCTGCTCTTCATATGTGGGCAATGCAAGATGGTAAAGATGCATATGCACTAAGTGGTCAGAGAAGATCACCAGGTGAATTCCAAGTAGAACATATTGTTCCATTGAAATCTGGTGGCAAAGATCATATTGATAACTTCGGAATGCTCTTGAGAAGAGTGAATGAACCAAGAGCTGACTTGGGTTTTGATAAGTTCCAAGAACAAGCAAAGAGAAAGAGAGATAGTATTGATTC